CGTCCCGGACGCTCCCGTACCCCCGGGGCCCGCGGCCGCCACCGAGGTCCCCGAGCTGAACCGCCCGCCCGCTGTGGAGGGTGGCGAGAACATGGGCCCCGCGTTCACGATCCCGGTCGCGATCATCGAGGGCCAGCCGACCGGCGACGGGCGTCAGATCGCCGTCGACGCGCTGACATGGCGCACCCCGCCGCTGCCGCTGATGGGCCTCGCGACCGAGACGCACGACCCCGAGGGCTGGGATCTGAACGACCCGGCCGTGATGTGCGGACGGATCGACAGCTTCGAGCGGGTCCCCGGCGAGGGCGAGACGCAGGTGATCCTCGCCCGCGGGTTCTACCTCTCCAACGATGACGGGCGCTACTTCGCCGACCTCAACGAGCAGATGGGCCGTCTCGGGATCTCCGCCGACGTCGCCGTGCAGGCCTCGGAGATCTCGATCGGCGAGATCGACGAGGACGGCTGGCCGACCGACATGACCGAGGAGCTGACCGAGGGCCAGATCATGGGCCTGACGGTCTGCCCGTATCCGGCGTTCGAGGGCGCGTACATCGTGCTCGGCGACGGCTCGGAGACACCGGAAGCGGTCGCGATCCCCCAGCAGTCAGAGACCCCGGTTCCCTCCGCGCCGCCCGCGGCCGTCACCGCCGGCGGGCAGCTCGTGCACCTGATGAGCTACGAGTCCTGTGAGCCGTGCGAGCAGGGGTTGGAGATCCTCGTGGCGTCCGGGGCAGGTCCCACGAGGCCGCCCGCCGCATGGTTCGAGAATCCGAACTTCACCGCCGGCGACGGGCGCCTGGTGGAGATCCTCGACCGCCGCGGCGAGCGAGCATTGGGCGGCAAGTTCGCGTGCCCGCTGACGATCACCGACGACGGGCGCGTGTACGGCCATCTCGCACCATGGGGTGTGTGCCACATCGGCAAGCCCGGCTGCGTGACAGCGCCCGAGTCGAAGTCCGACTACGCGTATTTCAAGCGCGGCCAGCATGTCGTCACCGCGGAGGGCGAGAAGGTCCGCGTCGGGACGTTGACGGTCGACGTCGGCCACGCTGACGTTCACTCCTCCTCCACAGAGGCGATGGCGCACTACGACAACATCGCGACCGCTGCCGCTGACGTGAACGCCGGCGAGGACGAGTACGGGATCTGGATCGCCGGCGCGATCCGGCCCACAGCGACCGAGGAGCAGATCCGGGCGTTGCGGGCATCGTCGATCTCCGGGGACTGGCGCGGTCTCGGCGGCAGCCTCGAACTGGTGGCGGCTCTCGCGGTGCCGGTGCCGGGGTTCCCGCATGCGATGGTCGCCGGCGCCGAGCAGGAAGCACTGGTGGCCGCGGGGGCGTCGGTCATGCATCGGCTCAAGCATCCCGTCGAAGCTGAGGCCCCGGAGGGCGACGTCGCCTTGCGGGCTGCGCTCTCGCCGCTGCTTGCCGACGCCCGGGCGCACGCACGGGAGCGACTCTCGCCGCTGCGAAGCTGAACAGCGGCTGGGGAGGGAGAGGGGAGCAAGTCGGGGCACCGGCGCAGGCCTGGGGGGGACGATCCCCACTTATGACATCGGTTTATGACATGAGCCAAGGAGAGGAGTGGAGCATGGGCCTGACCACTGATCCGAACGACCCTTGCCTGGGTCACGGCTCGAACGATGAGCCGGGGCCGCAGAACGAGTGCTACCTGGTGCTCAGCGACGAGGAGCGAGGCAAGGGCTTCGTGCGGCCGGTGCGCGAGGTCTACGTCCACGAGGTCTGCGGTACCGAGACCCGGATGGGCGTGGCGATCGCCGAGACCTACGCTCGCAACCCCATGTTCTACGGCGCGACTTACTGCGTCCACTGCCAGATGCACAAGCCGGTCGGCGCTGACGGCGAGTTCGTCTGGCTCGACGGCTCGAAGGTCGGCACCTGATGCCCGCGCTGACGATCGTGCTCGATGTCGAGCAGAACGGGTTCGGCGCTATGCGCGGCCTTGAAGGAACCGATGACCCGCGCCTGATCCACCTCGGGGACGACGCGCACATCGAGGTCGGTGCTCTTGAAGCAGGGATGGCCTCGGGCGCCCCGTCGGTCGCGTTCTGCTTCGAGCTGCCCAACGGCCAGGTCGTGGTCGCCGAGACAAGCATGAAGCTGCTGCTCGCCGCCACCGATGCGCTCAAGGCCCGCTACGGAGATCCCCGCTAGTCCCCTCCCGCCTCGCTCGGCGTAACCGCAGCACCCCCACCCTCTCCAAAGCCCGCAGTTTCCCGAGCGTTTCACCCCCCGCGCTACAGTTGATGGGTCGCCATAGGCGGCTCCTGAAACGGAACGGCATAGCCCACCTCCGTCTCACCAGAACATCCGGCGCCCAAATCGCGCCGCACCCAAGGAGCCCCTGATGGAGACGATCCGCGAACTGCTGTCTCGCCTTTCCACGCTTACCGCGGACGAGCTCGCAGAGCTCCGCGCCCAGATCGTCGCAGAGGCCGAGCGCCTCGACGTCGACACCGCCTCGATCGAGGACATCGCAATCTTGCAGGAGCTCGCCGGGTTCGGCGAGCAGGTGATGGCCGAGCAGGCCGCCCGCGACGCCGCCGCCGCCCAGGCGCAGGCCGACCGCGAGGCCGCCCGCGAGCGGATCGCCGCCCTGAACCCGCCCGCCGAGGAGACAGAGGAGGAGTCGACCGAGACCCCCGCTGCCGAAGAGGAGACCGACGAGCAGAAGGCCGCCCGCGAGGCAGCCGAAGCCGAGGCCGAGGAGACCCCTGCCGCCACCCCCTCCCCAGCCGCAGTTCCCGAGCCTGTCGCCGCATCCGGCGAAGGCACCCAGGTTGAGCGGATGGCCGCCCGCCAGAGCCCGCCCGAGCCGTCCCCGGAGACGCGCACACCTTCGCGCCGGCGCGCGACCCTGACCGCCGCCGGAGCGCTCCGCGGCCGCCTGGACCCCTCAAAGCCGATCGAGGATCCCGAGGAGCTCGCCGCCGCGATGGCCGAGACCCTGGACCGCCTGCCGCGCCAAGGATCGCCGCGCGGGGACGTGCTGCTCGCCTCCGCAAGCTGGGAGTACCCCGAGGAGCGCCAGCTCGGCTCCGATGCGTGGGAGACCTCCCGCAAGATGGACGCCGTCACGAGCCCGCAGGCACTGACCGCGACCGGCGGGATCTGCGCGCCGACGAACGTCGACTACGCCGTCGAGGTGTGGGCGACCGCCGAGCGGCCCGTGCGCGACGCGTTCCCCGGTTTCGGCGCGACCCGCGGCGGAATCCTGTTCGTCGCGCCCCCCGACATCGCCGCATTGGCCGGCGCGACCGGGATCTGGACAGAGGCGACCGACCTCTCACCGGGCGCGTCGACCAAGCCCGTGATCCAGGTTGCGTGCGGCTCGACCACGCAGGTGTTCGTCGAGGCGGTCTCGACGCGCCTGGGCTTCGGGAACATGCAGTCCCGGTTCGCTCCCGAGCAGGTGGCCGCCAACACGGATTTGGCGATCGCCGCCGCGGCGAGGATCGCTGATAACAACCTGCTGAACCTGCTCGCCGCCGTCTGCACGCAGGGCGTCACCACGGCGACGCTGCTCGGCGCGACGCGCGACCTGCTGACAGCGCTCAACCAGTCAGTCGCCGCGTACCGCAACTCGCATCGCATCCCGCGCTCGCAGACGCTGACGGCGATCTTCCCCGACTGGGTCCGCGAGCTGATCAAGGCCGACCTGGCCCGCGAGATCGGCCACCAGCAGGACTCGAGCTGGAACTCGCTGATGATCACCGACCAGCAGGTCGACGAGCTGCTGCGCGGCGCCGGCGTGAACCCCGTGTTCCACCTCGACGGGCAGCCCTCGGGTGTCTCGGGCGGGGTCGCCCAGTCCTTCGCGGTGCAGACCGGCTCCGCGGTGATCGAGCCGTTCCCGACGAAGATGGTCTGGTACCTGTTCGCCGAAGGGCAGATCCAGTACCTCGACGGCGGCCGCCTCGACCTCGGGGTCGTCCGCGACTCGACGCTCGACGCCACGAACGACTACGAGACGTTCGTGGAGGTGTTCGAGAACCTGGCGTTCCGAGGCTTCACCGGCGGAGCGATCCAGTACGTCTCGACCCTCTGCGCCAACGGCGGCTCGGCGGGAACGATCTCCACGGCCGGCAGCTGCGCGTAAGCCGCTCGGAGCTTGAGCGGATGCGCGGGCGCCTAACCAGGCAGGATCGCCGGTGACCACTTTCCTTCCAGTGGTCGTCCCGGCGATCCCGCCCCAGGGCCCGCGGCTCTCGCTGCTCTCGAGCTCGGTCAGGCCCGACTCGAGCTCGGATCCGTCAAACCCCGTGTTCGAGCTCGGCGCCGAGCAGCTCGCGCTGCTGCCCTCAGAGCTCCGCGACGAGCTGAACGCCCGGCAGGGCGAGAGCTGGGTTCGCGGGATCACCTATGCGCCGGAGAACCATTACGCGGTCGAGAACCGGGCCGGCTGCGACGGCATCACGGTCGACCAGCCGGCACTGCCGGCACCGACCGGCCTTGCGGGCGTGCCATCGGCCTCCGGGGGGACGCTGGCGGCCGGCGCGAAGGCCTACCAGATCACCGCTGTCAACGCCAACGGCGAGACGACGGCGCTCGCGCCGATCGCGGTCACGACCTCGGGCGCCACCGGCTCGGTCGCGCTGACATGGAACCCGACCGCCGACGGTGTCACCTACAAGGTCTATGGCCGCGTTGGCGGCTCGATCGGCCTGCTGGCCACGGTCGGCCCGTTCGATCCGGAGAACCCGCCGCACTACACCGACACGGGCACCCCGGCGCCCGGCGCCGCCCCCCCGGTGTCGAACACGACCGGCGGTGTCGGCCCGTACACGAACCTGCCGATCGTCACCTGCATCCCGTGGCTGATGGTCGCCGAGGACTCCTGTGCCGCATTCGGCTTCGAGGAGCGCGACTTCAAGGGCCGGGCGCTCAGACTGCTCGAGAACGCCACGCCGCAGGCGCTCGAGCGGGAGTTCTGGACCGGCGCGCTCGCGCAGGCAGCCGGCCTGCCGAACAACTATCTGACCAACGCGGCGTCCTACACCGACCTGACCCCCGGCACCGTCCCGTCGGTCGCACGCGGCCAGCAGATCCTGCAGGACGCGCTCGCGCAATGCGGGATGGGCGGCCAGGGGATGCTGCACGTGCAGCCGCAGACCGCGCCGAACCTGCTCAACGCGCGCCGCGTCGGCGGCCTGCTGCTGGACCTCTACGACAACATCATCGTCCCCGGTGTCGGCTACCCCGGCTCGGCCTCGGGGATCGGCACCCCGGCCGCCGGCACCGCGGTGATGTTCGCGACCGATCTGGTGATGGTCCGCGTCGAGGATGAGGGGACCGTGTTCCCCGACACGTTCTCCGAAGCGCTCGATCGCGGCAACGCGGGGCAGCCGAACACCATCCGCTTCCGCGCCGAGAAGTTCGGCTGCGCCTACTTCGACGCCGCCTGCCACTTCGGTGTGCGGGTCAACCTCGCCGCCTGATGACACCCCTTTTCACTCACCCAGCCCAACCCAAGGAGCCCCAGAATGTCACTTCCTGATGGCGCCGCATCAGTCTGGTGCTCCGCCCTGCGTATCTCGGTCCTCGACGCCAACGGCTACGTGGATCCGGGCGCGAACACGTACACCACCGCGCAGATGGTCAAGCTGACCTCGACGCCGGTGATGGAGACCGGCGATGACGTCTCGCTCAAGAACGCCAACGGCGACCTGGTCGTGTTCGCCAAGCACGGCGACATCCCCAAGTACCACACGATGGCGCTCGATCTCGGCACGCCGGATCCGGCGCTCGAGCAGATCCTCTGCGGCGGCACGCTGCTGTCCTCCTCCGCGGCGGCGCTCGGGACCCCCTCGGGTCTCGTCGTCACCCCGCAGATCACGCTCGGCTCGCTGGTCGCCGGCACCTACGGCTACCGGGCCACGCAGTACAACGCGTTCGGCGAGTCGACCGCGGCGAACGACGTGTCCGCGACCGTTGCGTCCGGGACCACCGGCGCGAACGTGATCTCCGGTGTGGTGATGGGCGCCGGCGCGATCGGCGTGCGCGTCTACGGTCGCACGATCGGCGGCGAGCAGCTGATCGGCGCCTACCCGAACATCGGCACGCAGGCGACCTCGGCCGCCTCGGGGACCGGTTCGCCGACGTCGCTGACGGTCACGGCGCTGACGCAGTCGATCCCGCCCGGCACCACGTTCCAGATCGCGGGCGACACGAACGCGGTCAAGATCGTGTTCACGACGACGGCGTTCGCGCCAGTCGGAGCGGTCACGCTGCCGGTGTCGGTCTCGCAATCGATCACGACCACGATCGCCGCGGGCAACATCGTCCCGGTGTTCGTCGACACGGGCTCTGTCACCCCGTCGGGAAACATTCCGCAGGTCGACCAGACCGCGGGCCCGGGAATCGCCGGCTACGCCGCCTCGAACATGGGCATCGTCGCGAACCCCAACGGGGTCTCGCTCGAGGTGTGGTCAAAGGCGATCTCCGGCGGCTTCCAGGCGACCGACAAGCCCTACTGGTACTGGGTGTGGCCGCGTGTCTCCGCGATGCACGTGATGCCGCGCGACTTGACCAACGCGAACACGCAGTCGATCTACGAGGGGCAGGGCTTCCAGAACCCGAACTGGGGCTCCGGTCCGTTCGGGACCTGGCCGTTCGCCTCGACGCAGGTCCATCAGCGCGTGCGGGTCGGGTCAGCGATCGTGCCGGTCGCAGGGTTCACCGCAGTGCCCGCCACGGTCTGATCTGACCACGTGAAAACTACGCAGCGAGGGGGGAAGCATGGCCGCTCCTAGAACCGGACCGTGCTCCCCCTGGACATCTGGCGAGCAGGTGGCGGCGCTGTCATGGGTCGCGAAGGCCGCCCAGAAGGCGATCGAGGATCACAGGCTCGACCAGGAGCAGATCGACCTGGCGTTGGCCGACAGCGCGCTGGCGGCCTCGGAGATCCTGTACGAGCTGTCGGGGCGAATCTTCACCGGCGAGTGCGGGCCGGTCACGGTCAGGCCGGTCTCACGGCCGACCGACACCGACACCCGCGGCTCGTTCGCGGCGCGCGGATGGTTCTCGGTATGGGGATCGGCGAGTGCGTACGGCACGGTCGCGCCCGGCGTGCTCGCGCACTACGGCTCGGTCGAGCCGCCAACGATCCGCCTGCCCTGGCCGGTCTCGTCGATCGTGCAGGTCAAGATCGACGGGACCGTGATCCCATCGAACGAGTATGAGCTGCGCGACTTCCAGGAGCTGGTCCGGATCCGGCCGAGCGCCTCCTCGACGCCGACGGCGCGCTGGGGCTGGCCGACCTCGCAGATCCAGGACCTGCCCGACACCGAGCAGGGGACGTTCTCGGTCACGTTCCGCTTCGGCACGCCGCCTCCGGCCTCCGGGAAGCTCGCGGCGCTGAAGCTCGCCGAGTGCCTGGCGCTGCCACAGCTCGGAGATCAGACACGCTATCCGCAGCGCATCACCCAGATGGCCCGGCAGGGCGTCACGACCCAGGTCGCCTCGGTGATCGACATCATCTCCAAGGGCTCGCTCGGGATCTGGGAGGTCGACGCGTTCGTGTTGTCCGTGAACCCCAGGAAACTGCAGCGCCAGGGCGCCGTCTGGTCCCCCGATGTCGGACGCCCGCGCCGCCAGGCCAACCCGTCCGTGCCGTAAAAAAGGAGCCATCCCGTGGCCGTTTTGGGCGAAGCAACGATAGTCGTCAGGCTGGATCCGGAATCGCTCGCGACCGTGGAGCGGTTGGAGCGGCTGGCCGATCGCCTCGAATCTCTGTTCCCCTCTACCAAAGGAGTCCCAGTGGACGTATCCCAGAGCCATGACCCGTTTGCGCCCGAGGGCACCGAGCCCGAGGCCACGCAGGAGCCAGCAGCCGCCGCCGAGCCGGTCGAGCAGGTCGACCCGCTGGAGGATCCGCTCTCCCCGGAGGCCGCACGCGCCCGCGTCGAGGATCCGGACGCCGTGGTGCCTGAGCCATCGCTGGAGCCCGGTGTGCCTGGTGCGGCTGCCGATCCCGAGCAGACCGATGCCCCCGCGGTTCCGGTCGGTACGGAGCCGCAGGCGGAGCCGGTCCCGGACGCGCCAGTCGAGAGCTTCGAGGCCTCGCCCGAGCACATCGACCAGCCCGGCGCTGAGATAGTTGACTCACCCGCCGCCGAGCCGGACCCTACGCCTGCAGCGGAGTCGGCTGGCCCGACTGAGCCCGAGGCCCAGCCCGTCGACGAGCAGGGCGCACCAGTCCCGACGCCCGACCCGGCGGCAGAGGTAGCCGGTTCCGATTCTCCGGCCTCATCCGAGGCGGCAGAAGCGGAACAGCCCGCGGTCGAGCCGGTGCCCGAGCCCACCCCGAGCGAGGAGGCGTCCTGATGGACTTCCCCAGCGAACGGTTCGCCCAGGCGGGCGCCACCCCAGAGGAGATCGCAAGGCTGAAAGAGGCGTTCGATGCCTCCAGTGAGTCGGCGCAAGCCTCGCAGCTGGAGCACCTGGCCGGGATCTCGACCTACGACATCGCCGAGCAGCTCGTAGCCTCACGGTCGAGTGAGGACCTGGCAGGGGAGGAGGGCGGAGCGGAGCCTTCCTCAGGGCCCGATCCGGTGCTGGGCGTGGCCTCGCCAGCGGACGCGGGTCAGGGCAAGGGTCCTGCTGTGGAGGATCTCGGGACCGGCGCCAGCGGCAAGTAGATGGCGAGCCTCACGGATCTGCCCGGGCTCGCCGAGCAGATCCTCGCCGTGTTCGGCGCGCAACTGACCGCGCTCGACGTGGACCTGCCCGAGCGCCAATACGTGGCGGCCGGGTCACAGATCGTGTGGGACGGCGAGCAGATGACCGTCGCGCTGATGGGCATCACCCAGGGCCAGCCCGGGCTCGGGCAGGCGAGCACGATGGTGCCCCAGCGGATCACGACCTATGCCACGTTCTCCGTCAACCTGGTGCGGTCCGTGACCGTGATCAACACCGAGGGGTTCACGCTCGGCGAGATCCCGACCGCGGACGAGCAGGACGCCGATGGCAAGCACACGATCACCGACGCGCAGGCGCTGATGCTCGCCGGGATCTCGCTCGCGGAGAACCATCTGCTGGCCGGAGTGGGCGAGGGGTTCGTGATCGACGGTTTGCAGCCGCTCGGGCCAGAGGGCGGGCTCGTCGCGAGTCGGCTGCTGGTCAGCCTGTCGCTGAGCTAAAGCTGTAGGTAGCTCTCAAGCCAGCGCTCGGGCGTGGTGGTTCCGTGCCCGTAGGGCAACTCAACGATGTCGATGCCCCTGACCCGGCACTCGGCCTCAAGCGTCCTCGCCAAACCTTCGTTGCGTAGCGCGCCTTCCTCGGCGGCGACCATCAGCGCGACCACGAGATCGCCGAGCTGCTTGTTCGTGACGTGCATCAGCCTGTCGCTGAGCTAGACGGCGAGCGGTCTAGCGCCGCGCGCAGCTCATTGATCGCGGGGAAGTTCCAACCGCCCATCACCCCGTTGACCAGCCAGCTCGCAGCGTTGCACACCGCCTCGTGGTCGCTGACCGGCATGACCTCGATGGACTCCGGGTCACCATCGTCGACGGCGTGGGGATGCCGGATGGGCAGATCGTCGGGCTCGACCACGAGATACGGCCCCCAGCTCAGATCTTCCTCCCATCGCAAAGTCCAGCGCTTCCCGCCCGTCCCCTCAATCCCACGTCCTTCCTCAGCCACCCGACCCCACACCCACCCCAGCAGGCAGTTCCCCTCCGTCCAGCTTCGCCGCGATCGTCCTGGCCAGCACCGACACCGATGCTTGCAGTGCTTCGCGGTCATACGGCAGGCGTTCGTCGAACACGAGGACCTCGCCGCGGCGGATCTGCACCTGGCAGTAGAGCGAGGATGGGAGCCGAGCGCCGAGCCCGATCGCATCCTCGCCGACCATCACCGCGTCGGGGCAATCGTCGCGGACCTCGATCGAGAGTGCGAACCCCGCGTCAGCGGTCCATTCCTCCCATTGCGCCACGACAGCGTTCACATCGTCAGTGGTGAGAGCCACAAGCAAGGAGCCTAGCGCGCTGTGTCCGGACCTTTCAAGCTGATCATCGACGGCGCCAAGATGGCCGAGCTGCTGCGCTCCCCGTCAGGGCCCGTCGGCCGCCACCTGATCGAGCGCGCCACCCGCGTCCAGTCAGCCGCCAAGCAGCAGGCCCCGCGCCGGACCGGCTGTTTGCAGGACTCGATCGTCAAGCGCGCGGAGACGCTCGGGGTCGAGCTGGCGATCCGGATCCAGTCAGACACGACCCCCTGCAGCCCGAAGCGGATCTCCTACTCGCTGTTCGTCCACAACGGCACCGAGCCGCACGACATTCCCGGCGCCTGGGGGCACCCGCTGCCGTTCGGGATCGGCGGGCGCTTCGCGGGCAAGTTCCACCCCGGCACCGGCCCGAACCGCTTCCTCTCAGACAACCTGCATCTCGCGGGCTGACCCCTTTCCGACCTGCAGGCGTCCCGCCAAGACGGCCGCCAGCAGGCCGCGCGGCCACCTCGGGATGGCGCCGCGCGGCAGCTCTCACAGCAGCGCCAAGCCCATCCCTCCCTCGATGCCCGCAGTCAGCGCCGCCAGTCGGCGCGCCTAGCCATCCCACAGAAGGAGCACAACCATGGACCCGATCGTCATCGGACGCGTGGAGGACCCCCAGGAGCTGGACCTCGAGCTGCTCGAGATAACGCTCGTCGGCTACACGCTCGAGCGCGAGGAGGTGGCCGAGACGTTCCGCTTCCGGCCCGTCGTCGCGACCGGCGCCGCGCTGGACATCATCCGTCACACCGACACCGAGGGCAACATTCCGCTCGGGCCGATCCTCGACTACGTCGACAAGTGCCTGCTCGAAGGCGACCAGGAGCCGTTCAAGGCGTTCCTTGACCGCAACGACGTGATGATCGACGCGGGCGCGCTGGTCACGATGTACCGCCAGCTCGTCGAGTTCTACTCATCGCGCCCTACCCGACGGCCGCCCGCCTCTGCCTCTACTGGCTCGCCTGCGAAGAGGACATCTCGGGCCGCTGCACGCTCCAAGGGGTCACGCTCGAAGGGCTCCCGCTCTACCTAGCGCTCGACGTCGTCTACGCGCTGATCCTCGACGACTCGCCGCTCTCTCGGGCTGAGGCTCGCGCGAGCGTCGACGAGCTGCTCGCCCGCCCGCTGGAGCGCCAGGAGGCAGAGGAGCACGACCGTGAGCGCTGGGGGCTAGACGCTGAAGCGATAGCAGAGGCAGAACGGCAGGACGCAACGCTCGGAGCGGTCACGTACGGCGAGTGAACTGCGGGCTTTGAGAGAGGCGACGGCGGCGGGGCGGTTAGGTGAGCCCCGGCCGATGGTGTGGGCGAACGGCAGGATCAGTGCTGTGGACGGTCCGCTACGCGTAGCGGACTTTCGCCAGCGCATCGAGGATCGCCTCGGTCAGCTCGGTCTGCAGGCGCTCGGTGCTCCAGTCGTCTCCATCCGGGTCGAGCGCGGCCGCCAGGCGTCGGACCGCCGTATCGAGGTGCTCGGCCGCGTTGACGCGCTGGGCCAGCTCGTGCATCGCGTAGATCGCTGCTCGACGTTCGGCGAGCCCAGCCGCCACGAGCTGGCTGATCGAGAGGTCGCTCATCGTCGATTCAACCGTACTCCCGCCGCGGGCGATCCTCCACAGCACTGACTCTCGCCGTTTGCGGGCACCGCCCGCCACTCCTCACAGCCGCAGTTCCACAGCATAAGACAGACCGAGAAGGGCAGGTGAGCGCCGGTGCTAGTCGGGACCGCTGAAGTCCTGATCGTCCCGGTCACCACCGGGTTCGAGAGCGCGCTGAAAAAGGAGACCGCGGCCGGGCTCAGCGGGTTCCACAAGGACGCGGGCCTCGCCGGTGCCGCGGCCGGCACGAACCTGCGCACCGGCGTCACCCGCGAGTCGGGCAAGCTCGCCGGCGACCTTGAGAAGGACGGCAAGCGCGCCGGCGACGGTTTGCACAAGGGCATGTCGGGAGGGCTCTCGAAGCTCGCCGGCGCGCTGTCGGCCACCGGCCTGCCGTTGGGCGCGCTCTCGGGCGGCCTGGAGAAGTCCGCCAGCGCGGCCGAGCATGTTGACCGCAAATCCTCGGGCCTGGCGGGCACGCTTCATCATCTCGGTGGGATCGCGCTCGCCGGTGTTGCGGGCGCCGCGATCCTGACGGCGGGCGCCGCGATCCATCTCGGCCAGTCGATGCAGTCGGCGGACGCGGCGATCGCGGCCGCATCGAACACCTCGGTCACCTCCGCCGCGAAGATCGGCGACGCGTTCCTGAAGACCGGCGGCGCGTCGGAGTTCACCGCCCAGCAGATGGCCAGGGCGTTCGCGAGCGTAGCCGGCCAGTTGAAGGCGACCGAGGGGCATGCGCTCACTGCAGCGCAGGCGTCGCGGGTGATGGCCGCCGCGGACGCGCTCGCGACTGGCAAGCAGATCGACCTCGGGACCGCGACCCAGGCGACCGCCGGGATCATGCAGGCGTTCAAGCTGCAGACCGGCGACGCCGCCCATGTCACCGACGTGCTGTTCCAAGCCTCCGCGGCGACCGGGCAGGGCGTCGACACGCTCGCCAACCAGCTGGAGAAGGTCCGCTCGAAGCTCGGGGAGACAAGCGGGTCGGTCGGGCAGCTCGCGGGGCTGCTGGTCGACATGACCAACCAGGGCGTCACGGGCCGCGCGGCGATGGCAGCCCTGAACGGGGCGATGAACTCGCTGCTGAAACCGTCCAAGGCGGCGACCGCAGCCCAGCACGACCTCGGGCTGTCGGTGTTCGACGCCAACGGCCGCTTCATGGGGATGCGCTCGGTGATCGAGCAGCTGCACCCGAAGCTCTCCGGCCTGACCCAGCAGCAGCAGCTCCTGACCGTCTCGCACCTGTTCGGGGCCGGCGCCGCCAGGCAGATGCTCGCCGTGATCAAGGCCGGGCCCGCCGCCTACGACAAGGCGACCGGATCGGTCTCCAAGCATGGCGCGGCGCAGGACGCGGCCGCCAAGCAGTCGCGCACCCTGCACGTCGAGGAGCAGGTCCTGAAGGCCGAGGTGTCAGATCTCGGCACGCGGATCGGCACGGTCCTGATCCCGATCGTGACCTCGATGATCGGATGGTTCATCAAGGCGACCACGTTCGTCACCGATCACAAGGCGGTGCTGATCGCGCTCGGCGCCGTTGTCGTCGGGATCCTCGGGCCGGCGATCGCCGTTTTCACGGTCAACAAGATGGCGGCGTTCGGCCAGTCGTTCGTGACCGCCGGCTCACACGTCAAGAGCTTCGCCTCCGGCGTCGAGTCGGCTGTGAACAAGGTGATCGGCCTGTTCACCAAGCAGTCCGCCGCAGCCGACGCGAACGCGCTCAACATGCAGGGCAACGCGGCGAAGGGCGTCACTGCGGCCGGGACCGAGGCGACCGCAGTCGAAGGGGCGAGCGCGCGCACGGTGACCGCGAACACGACGGCGACCACGTCATTCGCCACCACCGGGACGGCTGCAGGCACCGCCGCGACGGAGATCGGCGTGGCGGAGACAGCGGCCGTGACCGAGGTCACGGTGGCCGACACGGCGATCGAGACCGCGAACGCGACCGCGGCCGCATCGTTCCTGGGCATTCTCGGCCCGGCTGGTCTGGTCGCCGGTGTGGCTGTCGCGGCTGGCGTGGCCGCCCATCAGCTCGGCGGGGCTGGCGGGGCGGGGAACCCGGCCGGCGCGACCCCGGGCTCGCGCTATTCCGGCTATCAGACGCCGACTGGCTTTCACGGAATCTCGCCCCCGGCTGGCATCTCGCTGCCCCAGTCGTCCGGCACAACGGGACTGGGAAACCGCGGCGGGGAGACGTACGCGCAGCAGCAGGCGAACATCGCTGCTGACACCGGACCGCCGGCGATCGCTAGCGTCGCGAAGGCCGCGACCGTCAAGGCGTTCGGCGCGTCGGTCGGCGCGAGCATCGCGTCAGCGGCCCTGACCCCGAATCAAATCCGGGCGATCGCGTATGCGGCCGGCTTTCGCGGCAGCGCGCTCGACACCGCCGTCAGGGTCGCCGAGGCGGAGTCCTCGGGGATCCCGACCAACCGCTACAACCCGGGATCGCAGGAGGACTCGCGCGGGCTGTGGCAGATCAACGTCGCCGCGTCCGCCAACCCTCAGTACGCCAGCACGAATCTGTACGACCCGGCGACGAACGCCCGGATCGCCTATTCGATGAGCCACGGCGGCACGAACTGGCAGCCGTGGACGACCTACACCTCGGGCAAGTACCTGAGCGAGCCGGCCGGCAGCGGGCTCGGCACCCCAGGCGGAACCGGCGCCCCCGTCGTCCAGGTCCCCGCCTACATCAACCCGTTCGCGGGCGCGTCCGGGGTCTCGCGCAGCCGCACCGACCAGGGCGTCGACTTCGGATTCTCCGGGCCGCTCGGAGCGATCGGCGCCGGGGTGATCGAGAAGATCATGTCCTTCCAGGGGTTCGGCCAGACGATCGAGGAGCGTCTCACGACCGGCGCTCACAAGGGCGAGCTTGTCTACACGGCATTGGAGAACGGCGCGACCCTGCTCGCCCACGCAGGCGAGACCGTCGCGAGAGGGCAGGCGATCGCGCAGGGCCGCGGCTCGGGCGGGATCGAGATGGGATTCGCGCAGGGATCGGGATCGCAGTACGGGCTGCCGATCGACCGCTACGCCCTCGGCCAGTCGCACAACACCCCGCTCGCGGGCGGGATCAGGTTCTCGAACTTCCTCGCGTCGATCGCCGCCGGGACTGCCGGCACGATCGCGGGAACGGGAAGCGGAACCGTGGCCGCCGCCCCGGCCCTGACCGCGGCGCAGATCGCCGCGATCCGCAAGGCCGCGCTGATCCAGGAGATCGCGACCGAGAAGGGCCTGTTCGCCGAGAAGGTCGCCGCGGAAAAGGCAGCGCTTCAGAACAAGATCGCGGGGGAGAAGGCGGCGCTCGCGAACACGATCGCGGAGGAGCGCGCATCGGTCAAGGGCAAGCACGTGCCGGCCGACCAGAAGGCCGCCGTCGCCCAGGAGATCGCCTCTCAGAAGGCCGCCCTCGCGACAACGATCGCCAACCAGAAGTCGTCCTTGGCGCAAGGCCTGGTGCTGCAGAGAGCCGACCAGGCGGTGTGGCTCGCGAACGCGAAAGCCCAGGTCAGCACCCAGAACGCCGCGCAGAAGGCGGAGCTGGCCAGGCAGACCTCTGATTTCAAGGCCGGCACCTCGCTGCTGAACAAGATGCTGACCGCGATCCACTCCGGGTCGCTCAAGAGCCTCGACTCCGCATTGTTCGCCGCGCACCTGGCGGGGCTCTCGAAGATCGAGCACTCGCTCTCCCACGATCACTCCCGCGAGCTGGCCGCGCTCTCGAAAGAGCTTGTGGCCGTTCACAAGCAGGCCCAGGCGCAGCTGACCAAGGAGCTGCACGCTGCTGCTGTCGCCGCGGGCGCGAAGCGCGAGGCGGCGAAAGAGGCGCACGAGGCGACCGTCCTGAACAAGCAGGCGGCCAACATCTCGAAGACCGCCCAGGACAGCGCCAAGCAGATCGCCGACGCGACCGCCGTCACCCTCGACCGCCAGGCCGAAGCGGGACTGACCGGCGCGAGCCTGGTCGCCGCGCACGCGCAGACGAACCTCGACGTCGTCACCCAATCGGCCGACAAGGCGATCGCCGCAGCGCAGGGCATCGTCGACAAGGCAGCGACCGGCTCGGCGCTACAGCAGGCGAAGGCGGCCGTGGGACTGGCGCAGGCGGGGGCAAAGGGCACGCTCGCCGAGGCGCAGGCCGCCGCCACACTCGCACTCGCGCAGGCGAAAGCCAACGCCGCGGGCACGCCCACCGCTGGCAGCCCAACCGCGGTCTCACCGAACTTCAACTTCACGATCTACGGCGCCGGCAGCATGACCGCCGCACAACTGTTCGCAGAGGTGGGGTGGACGCTACGGACAGGGGCGTTGCCGGTTGCTCCAGCGGTACCGGTTCCGGGGTAGGGAGACGGCGCTCTGGAGAGAGGGCGGGCGGGGCGCGTCAGGTCAGCCGCGGCTGGTGCTGATCGTGGCTCCGGGCCGAGCGCTGGTCACGGCGGTTACGGGCTGAGGATGAGGGAAAGAAAGCCGCTTCTTTCTTTCCCGCGGCCGCCGGATCTCCACAGTCTGATCCTCGCAGTAGCGCCCGCCCGCACCGCCCGGGGACGTACCACCGCCCGCACCCCTGCCACCGCTTCCCTCTCCAAAGCCCATCCCTTCTAGGAGGCGCATGGCGTTCCCGAACCCAAGCCTCGCCCCCCCAGCACTCACCCCCTACCAGCTCTCATATGGCGGGCTGACGTTCGGCGGGATCGTCCACGGCACCCCGTACCAGCTCCAAAGCCTGACGATCGACATGCCCGACGTCGCGACCGGCGACGTGCAGCGCGCACTGGACCAGGGCGAGTTCGCCGGGCTCGACATCCTGCCGGGCGCTGACATCACGATCGTGCAGGCCGTCCAATCGGACGGGACCAGTCTCGACCATGCGGCGCAGGCACTCGGGGGCGTGTTCGGCCCCGGCGGCGTCACGGAGACACCGCTGTGGCTGCAGTTGCCCTCCGGCACTTTCTGCCGGCTGTGCCGTCCGCGCAAGCACAACTGTCCGATCGACATCAACCGGGTGCTCGCCGGCGGGACCGTCGCGTCGACGCTGCTGCACTCGACCGATCCGCGCTGGTATGCGGCACCGTCGCTGAGTCAGAGCGCGGCGCTGCCGGCCGCGGTCGGCGGCGGTCTCGCGATCCCGGCGGCGGTGCCCTGGTCGCTCGGGGCGGGCGGTGTCGGCGCGATCCTCAACGTCGTCAACTCCGGGCGCTTTGAGTCCCGGCCGCTGCTGATCGTCACGGGGCCGTGCACGAACCCGGTGATCTCGAACCTGTCGATCGCCGGCGCGCCATGGATCGGGGTCTCGATCGCACTGAACGCCGGCGACACGCTCACGATCGACACCGACTGGCAGAGCGTGGTCTACACGACCGCCGGCTCGACGATCGGCTCGCCCAGACGTAACGCGCTGCAGTGGGGCTCGACCTGGTGGAACCTGCCGGCCAACTCGACAAGTGTGATCGAGATGACGACGTCTGACCCGGCGCCGGTCGCGGGCACGCTCACCGTCCAGTCCGCGTCCGCGTACCTGTCGCTATGACCGGTAATCCGTTCACCTATCCGGCATGGGATCTGGTTGCCGGCACGGCGATCGACACTCTGCCCTACGTCGGGGTTGGGTTCGGCGCGCCCTTGAATCAGCCCGGCTCGTGGCAGGGGGCGCTGCCGCTCGCCTCGATGATCGACCCGGCGACACACACGCCGAGATACAACTATGCGCGGGCGACGCAGACCGCGAACACGGCGCTGTTCGTCGACTTCGCCGGCACCCTGATCTGGGGCGGGATCCTGTGGAGCTCCAACTACGACTCCGCGGACCCGCTGAAGCTGCTGAAGGTCGGCGCGGAGGAGTTCGGCTCCTACTTCCACCGCCGCCTGCAGGCCGCGGATTACACCGCCACGTGGGCCGCGGGCGCGGACCCGATGGTGATCGCGCAGACGGTCTGCACCGACGCGCTCGCGAAGGGCACGATCATGGGTGGGATCACGCTCACCTTGAACCCGGCGGGGGGGGAGGGCGGGCCGAAGATCGCGCCGTCCTACCCGGGCACCGCGCTGCAGACGATCGACTCGATCCTGTCGATCCTCTCGCAGATGGGGTACACGCTCGGGTTCGACTACAGCTTCGACGTCGCGTACCTGCCCGGCACCCGCACCCCCGGGATCACGCTGAACTTCTGGTATCCCCGCAAGGGCCGGCGCGCGGAGGACTCGCAGCTGGTGCTGCTCGCGAAGGACTGCACGTTCACCTATCCGGTCGACGGCAAGCAGCAGGCCATCTCGATCACGGAGACCGGGGGCGGCACCGCCGGCCTGACGCCTGCGACCGCTGCCGTCGCGCTGCCGGGCTATCCGCTATTGGAGCAGACGACCGCGCGCTCCCAGGTATCGGACGAGGGCACGCTCTCGAACATCACGCTCGGGGATCTCGGCCTCTACTGCTATCCGGTGATCTCGCCGACGTTCACCGTGCCGGTCACATTGCCTGACGCGAGCGGGCGGGTGCCGCCCTCCGCGCCGCTGGCGTTCGGCACGTTCGATCGCGGCGACGACTTCATCTTCCGCGTCGACCCGGTCGCCGGGGGCGGGGAGAACACCGACCCCAGGTTCCCGGACGGCTGCCAGTTCGAGTGGCGCATGAACGCATGGCAGTGCAACGTGGCCGACAAGGGGCTCTCGACGGTCACGATCACCGCCGGGGTGCCGCCGCTCGCGACTATTCCTCCTCCCCAGCCGCCCTTGTAGATGCCCGGCACCACCAATCCGCAGCATGGGGTGCAGGCGTTCTGGTCACAGATCCAGGCGCTGATCGGGCGGGTCACGAACCTGGAGACATGGATGCGCTCGGGCTCGGGCTATGTTCCGCTCGCCTACGCGAGCGGCTATTCGGACTATGACGGGGGAGGGGTGGGCGGGCACGAACTGGGGACGTGGCTCCGTGATCCGTTCGGAATGATCCACCTGCAGGGCGCTATCAAGAAGAGCAGCGCGTGGGTTCCAAACGAGACGGTCGCAACATTGCCCCCCGGTGCTCGACCGGACAGCCTTGTCAACGTGATCTGTCGCGGGACGGATGCGACCGCGGGGGACTTCATCGCGAGGTGCGGGATAAACGCCTCTGGCGCGATCGTTCTGGGCGGAGCGATCGCCCCCACGATCGCGACCCCGGCAACGTTGACGCTCCTGAGCTTCGCGAACGTCGCCCCGTTCAGGCAGGGCAACTGAGCTTTTAGAGAGGTGAAGCGGCGAGGCTGCGGTGCGCGGCCGCGAGCTTGCGTGGACCCGCGGCGCCCGAGCGCGAGCGCCGTCAAAGCAAGGTGAGGCTGAGGAAATCCACAGCACTGATCCTCGCCGTTCGCGCTTGAGCACCCGGGCCGGGGACCTGACAAACCCACCCGCCCACGCCCCTCTCTCCCCAGCGCCTTTTACCGATCCAAAGGAGCCACCTTGGCGTTTGACAACCCTCCGTTCGTGATGGACGCCACCACGCCGCTCGACGGCGAGGTGATCCGCCGCGCACTCGGCTCATTGCTGAACCCGGCGGGCGGGGTCGTCACCCCCGGCGATCTGACCGTCGCGCAGCAAACGGTCCCGAACATGTCGATCCAGATCTCGGCCGGGCAGATCTGGGTGCCGGGCACGTCCACCCCGTCGCAGGGCCCGTACTACTCGCGCAACGGGGCGGCGGTCACGCTCGCGATCTCGGCGGCGGATCCCTCGAAGCCGCGGGTCGACACGATCATCGCCCAGGCGCAGGACGCCGCCTACGCAGGGGTGACCAAGTCGTTCGCTCCCGCCGTCGTGATCGGCACTCCGACTACCGGGGTCACAGTGCCGCCGACGACGGCCGCCGCAGCCGCAGCGGACGGAGCAGGCACCGTCCCCGCCTCCTCGCTGGTATTGGCCTACGTGCTGGTGCCCGCTGCGGCAACGTCGATCGTCACCGCGAACATTGCGAACGTGGTGGGGGTGATGAGCGCTGGGCTGGGCGGTGGCGCGTCGATCATCTCCGGGTCCGACACCTACACCGGCACGAGCTACGGGCTGATGGGCCACCCAGATCAGGTCCCGAACCTAGTGCTGCCCTCTGATGGGGTGTTCGTAGTGGCCTACCAGGCGACCTGGCAGGAGTCGGTGGGGGCTGGTGCAAGCAGGGCCGCGATCTTCCTCAACGGCAACCAACTCAAGGCCAATAACGGTACGAGTCCCGCTGCGCCCACTGTACAAGAGGCTAGCGGGTCGGGTTTCGCAAATTCCAATACGCCGCTTGCCACTCAGGGCGGCGCAGGCTTGGTTGGTGGCGGTGGCGCTGCTGCGTATACGGGTGACGTAACCACCGGGCAGCTGATCGGCGCGACCCTCCTAACTGGTGTAACTACCGCCCTTGGGGGGGCGCCTTGCGTTATCTTCGCCGCCGCTGGCACCTACACGATCAGCGTTCAGTTCAAGGCGTCCTCGGGAACAGTGACCGTCTCCAACCGGCGCCTGTACGCGAAGGTCGGCAGGCCGAGCTGATCAGCAGCGCTGCCAGGGATACGCGCTCGGGTCCGCCGAGCAGTAGGTCCCGCGGGCTCGGCGCTGCACGTCGATCGCCCCGTCGTAGCGCACCCACCCCTGGCTCCCGTTGACCTCGAACGAGCTGTCGTCGAGCCAGTGCGCGTCGCAGCGGACCCAGGTGCGCGAGAAACGCTGGCAACGCCCGACGTGACGATCGCGGGTGTGGCGATCTGAGATGTAGGCCATCGTGGCCCGCCTGGCCTGCTTGACGGTGAGCGGCCGGGACGCGGCGAGCGCCGATGCCGTGAGCACCGCGAGCGCGACCGGGAGAGTGAGCAGCTTGCGCACAGTCCACCGAACCTAGCGCGCTTGGCCTCAGAACGCAAACGGCGCTTTGGAGGAGTGCGCTCCGCCCAAAGACAGGATCACCCGCTCTTGAAAAGGACCCCTCCCTCGATGCCCGATCAGCATGGCCGATGAGCGACCACGAGTTCGCCAGCCAGGAGTCCGAGGCGCAGCGGCTCGCGGAGCAGCGCACCAAGGACATCGAGAAGGGCGCGTATGAGCGAGGGGTCGCGGCGACCAAGCTCGCCGAGCGCCTCGACCGCATGGACACATCGCTGACAGGAGCATGGACCCATCTCGGCGAGATCAACGGATCGCAAGCAGAAACGGTGACCGAGTTGAGAGAGATCAAGCAGCAGCTGCGCGACATCGCCAAGGACCTGGCGGACGAGGAGAAGGGCACCGCCCTGTCCAGCGCGCGCCGTTTCACGCGACTGCAGTCAGCGGGCATTCTCGCGATGGTGCTGCTTGCGTCCGCGGCGCTGGTCGTCTCGATCATCCAGGCACTGGGGCACGGATGACCAGGGCTCGCGTCCGCGACTGGGTACTCGTGGGGCTGATCGCGGCCGTCGCGACCCTAGCGATCGTCGTTGTTGTTGACATCGGCAACCAGCAGCGCGACGCGGCGAACGTCCTCAAGTTCCTGCAGGGCAAGCAAGGGCTGCCGAACGTGCCGGGCAAGAACGGCGTCAACGGCGCCAAGGGAGTGGCGGGCGGCATCGGCTCGGTCGGCCCTTCGGGGCAGGGCGGTCCACAGGGAGCGACTGGTGCGCAGGGCTCACGTGGGTCAGGTGGCACCAATGGTGCCGTCGGTGCGTCCGGTCCGATGGGAGCCATCGGTGCGGCAGGACCCCTCGGATTCACCGGACCGCAAGGGCCGCCCGGCGCTCAAGGCCCGAAGGGCGACACCGGCCCCGCAGGCAAGGACGGCGCGGCTGGTCCCGCGGGCCCTCAGGGACCCAAGGGAGATACCGGGCCCAAGGGTGACGCGGGCGCTACAGGACAGCAGGGCCCGCCCTGCACTCCCGTCCCGCCAGTTCCGCCCTCAACTAGCTGGACCTGTCAGTAAGGCGCCCCGAATGGTTGAGCCCGAACGCACCCTCCTGATTGCGTGCCTCGTCGTGGCGCTGCTGGGCGTCGTCCTGAAGCTCGCACACGTCATCTAACAAGGAGAGCACCCCAATGAGACGCCTGCTGCCCCTCCCCCTCCTGGCCGTAGTTCTGCTCGCCGGCTGCGGCGGCGGAGCGACCCACACCGTCCGTCTCTCGCCGGCACCCACCGTCGTCGGCCATCAGTGCGACGCGAAGGACTACGCGATGCAGTGCGCGCTGGCGCAGCTGCCGGTGCCGCGGCTCGCTCTCCCGCGCGGGGTGCAGAGCGTCTACGGCGTCGACTTCGCCTGGGGCGGACCGCGCTCGTGCTCGGAGATGCGAGCGATCGGCGCTCACTTCGCCTGGTCCTACTGGAGCTATGACAGCTCCGGCAAGAACTGGACGCGCTCGCTCGTCGACCAGTTCCACGCGTGCGGGATCGCGACCGTCGGCGGCTGGGAGACAACGGCCACGCGCGCCACGCAGGGATACTCGGCCGGGGTCTCTGACGCGATCGAGGCCTCGCGTCAAGCGGCGGCTGACGGCAACGTGCGCGACGCGATCGGGTTCGCCGTTGACTGTGACTGCTCGGGCCCGTCGATCCTCGCCTACTTCCAGGGCGTGCACCACGTGCTCGGCGTCCGCGATGACGCCTACGGCGGCTACTACCAGGTCCTGTACCTCTACCAGCACGGCGTCGTCGGGCACCTGAACTTCCAGACCTACGCGTGGTCGGGCGGGCTGTGGCTGCCGGCGTCGATCGCCCCGCTTGAGCAGTACCTGAACGGCAGCTCGTTCGACAACGACCGGGCGATCGCCGCGAACTTCGGCCAGTGGCCCTACGTGCCTGCACCGCCGCCGGGCCCGACGCCGAGGCAGCTCGCCGGCTGGCGTCATGCCCGGGACTCCTCGCTGCGCGCCTACCGTCACCGGCACTGCGTGCTCCCGGTCCTCGGCCCGGCCGGCTGCGGCCAGTCCGCGTGGCGTGTCGTTCACTTCCAGCGTCTCCTCGACCGGCCCAACGCGCCCGTCTGCTTCGGCAAGCACGCGCAACGCAACGCGCCGGTCTGCCAGATCGTGCGGGCCGAGGTCGCCGTCTGGTCGCGTGCGGGCGCCAGCACCGATCGTGCATACATAGCGAGGAACTGCGAGGGCATCGCCGGGTTCGGCCTGCCGTCAAACAGCAAGCCGTGTCGTGCGCTCCGCCAGCGCGAGGACTACTTCGGCGCTCGCATCCAAGCCACGCTCAAGGAGTTCTGAATGGACCCGGGACTAAACCCGCTGCCAGACATCTACGTGCTCTACACCTACGAGACAGCTGCGACCGGCACGGGCTGCCGCGCCTTCGCGTTCACCGACAGGAACGCGGCACAGGCAGCCGGGGAGAAGCTCCAGGCTCAGAAGCCGCCCGAGGTCACGAACTTTGGGTTCATGGTGCTGCCCCTGGAGGGCTACGGCACATGACGCCCAACGCTCGCATCCAGGCGCTGCTCACGGAGTTCTGAGAACTTCGGCTGGGGAGGGGGTGGGGAGCCTCGCGGTCGTCGGGGCGTCTGCGCGAGGGGACCGGCCGCGCAGCACTTCCACAGCAACTGACTCGTGCCGTTGGGCGCCAGCCCCTCTCTCCCCAGTCGCAGTTTCCATTCGACCAAAGGACACCCGTTGATCGACTCACCGTTCGTACGCCGCATCCCGCTCGCAGAAGTAAAGGTCGAGGGCAAGCGCCTGGGCCGTCACATCGTCCAGGACCAGCGCTCGCACAACTTCGAGGCCGAGCAGGCGCAGGCGATCGCCAGCGTCAAACATGCCGCCTACGGGCTGCCGTTGACCCAGTCGGTCGGCTCGTGCACCGCGGAGGCGTTGTGCGGTGCACGTAACTCTGAGCCCAACTACGACGGCACGCCGCTCGCGGGGATGCCGCTCGTGCAGTCAGACGCGGAGAAGCTCTATTCGCTCGAGACTCAGAACGAGGGGTCGCCGTGGCCACCGAACGATCCGGGCGGCTCGGGCCTGGAGGTCTGCAAGGCGGCGGTGACGCTCGGGCTGATCTCAAGCTATGACCACGCGTTCGGGACCCAGGGTGCGCTGCAGGCGCTCGTGCTGCGCCCCGTGATCACCGGCGTGAACTGGTACGACTCGATGGACACGCCCGACTCGGGCGGCGTCGTGTCGATCGCGGCCCAGGCTGTGGTCCGCGGTGGCCACGAGATCCTCGCCGACGAGATCGACGCCGCGAACGAGCTCGTCTGGTTCTGGAACAGCTGGGGGCTGTCATTCGGGCTGGGCGGCCGCTTCGCGATGAAGTTCGCCACCTGGGACCGGCTGCTGCAGGAGCAAGGCGACGTCACGGTCCCCATCAAATAATGCCGTGAACTGGACGCTAGAGCTGGTCCCCCCGGGCCAGGACGCCTCAGATCCCCGGCCCGGAGACTTTCTGCTCTGCCACCGCAAGGGCCTCGTCTCGGCGCTGATCCGGTTGGGGGAGCGGATCCGCCCCGGCGGGGATCCGCGCTGGTCACACGCCGCGCTGATCGAGACGCCCACGACGATCATCGAGGCGCTGACCCGCGGGACCGTCCGCTCGCCGCTGTCGGAGTACCGGCAGACCGAGTACGCGATCGTGCGCACCGGCCTGGCAGGCGACGACGCGGCGCAGGCTGTCGCGTTCGCTCGCTCATGCATCGGGCGGCGTTACGGGTGGCTGACGATCGCGGCGATCGTCATACGGACGCTGATCCCCGGCCGCGTGCTTGACGGCACCGAGATCTGCTCGGGCGAGGTCGCCCAGGCGCTCTGCCGCGGCTGGGCCAACTTCGACCAGAACCCCGCGTCGATGACCCCTTCGGTGCTCGCGTCCTACGCCAGCGCAGAAACCACAGTGGAGCGGGCCCCTGGGCCCGGCGACACCATCCCCAAAGGAGAAGCCTTGCCCACCATCACCCAGATTCGCCACTACCTGACACTGACCGTGCTGCCAGTGCTCGCCGGGGCCGCCTCGAACTGGCTGGTCGTTCACCTGCACTTCCTCGCCGCGTTTCATGTCAGCTCCGCGTCGGTCGCGGGGGAGCTGACGCAGCTCGGCGTGTTCGGGATCAGCGCCGGCCTGGCGTTCCTCGCCTCCCATCACGTGCTGAAGGGCACCTACGTGGCGCCGCTTGGGGCGTTGCTGCCGTATGCCGAGCCGCTCGTAGCCCAGATCGGGCATGTCGAGCCGCATCCGCCGGTGATCGTGAATGTTCACCCTGCGCCCGCCCTGGTAGCGGAGCCGGTCGTCGCAGGTCCCGCCGGTACGACCACGGCGCCTCCGGTCGCGCCTCCCGTCTCGGCGTGATCCGCCGGCTCAGAGACGCGCTGCTCTTGCTGTCCGCGGTCGCCAACGCGCACCACCTGGCGGTGCTCGTGGTTCGGTTCCTGCAGGCCAGGCGCAGGGCGGCCTACCAGCGGCATTAGAATCTATTTCTACCTCGTGCAGCCCCTCGGACCTTCGGGTTCGGGGGGCTGTTCGTCGTTAAGGACGGCTTTGAGGGGAGTGGGGTCGTTGCGGGCGAGGGTGGCCGGGAGCGTGGGGGACGGGGGTTTCCATCCGATCAAGGTGGAAACTGCGAGGGTGAGGCTGAGGATGTCCGGCGGCTGGGGATAATTCTGCTCATGCAGACATCCGAGAGAGCGTACGAAGACGGGACCCGCGAAGCCGGTATCCCCAACGGTCTTGACCAGGTGCAGCATTCCATCGACATGCTCGCCGAGACGGTGGCAAAGGCCGAGAAAACGCTCGACCAGATCATGCGGCCCTCAGAGTCCGAGCCTGACGGGGAGCGCGGTATGGCCGAGGTCGGGCCCGCGCGGTCCGAGACGACCTTACGCCTCGGGCGGCTCGCCAATCAGATCGACAACCAGCGCATGCGGCTCTCTGGTCTGCTCGACCGCGTCGAGTTCTAAGCCCTCCGGCGCAGCCGGATCATCCACAGCACTGATCCTGCTGTTCACCCAAGCCACCGGCCGGGGCTGCCACGCCCTCCGCTCGCCCTCGCCTCTCTCCCCAGCATGACACTCAACCAAGGGTTGACCCATGGTGACCGCCACCCACGTTAGCCTGCTCACCCACACGATCACCACTTCCACCCGGGAGGTACACGATGGGCGCCGCCACTCTCACGATCCTCGAAGAGCGCACCGAGAAGGCCCGCAAGCTCGCGAGCGCTGCGCAGCGCAAAGCCAAGAAGCTCGCCGCAGACGCCGAGCAGAATCGCTCCACCCGAGCCCGCGCTGCCCTGAAGATCAAGGCCGACGCGCTCGACGAGGTCGCGAAGACCCTCGCCGGCAAGGCCTGAGCGGCGCTAGACAAGCGCGCTAGACTGCCCGCAATGGCTGCCACGTCCACTCGCGCCAAGCCTGTCAAACCGGCCGAGCCCGCCGTCGTGGCGAAGTTCGGCCGGGATCTGAAAGCCGTGACCCGCCGCGTCGACGCCCGCGAGAAGGCTGCCGCCGAGGCCAACGCAGACCGTGACCGGGTGATCCGCGATGCGCACGCGGCGGGCGTCACACCGTCACAGATTGCGTCGTTCACCGGGCTCACCCCCCAGCGGATCGACCAGATCCGCCGCAGCGCCAGGCTCTAAGCCGGCTTCCACTCGCCGAGCACGTCACCGAGCGGGTCGAGGATCTGCACGTCCTGGCCGGCGCCGGCAGGCACGTCGAAGGTGACGAAGCCGCGGGCGCTCTGGCCGGCGGCGAGCGTCCCGAAGGTCAGCTCCGGCCCATAGCTCGCGACCGAGGCGTTCCCTCCGCCGAACATGTAGAGCCTTTCATCGGCTGCCTGGTAGCGCACGTAGCTGGCGTTGTAGGTGAACTGGCCCGCGGTGACCTTGATCAGCACGTCGGCGCCGGCGTACTGGCCATTCTGTGGCGGCGGGCCGAGCGCGCTCAGGGCACCGCGGTGATAACGGATCGACAGCACGCTGAGCGTTACGCTCGCGCCGTTGACTTTGACCGCGACCGGCTGGCCGATCGCCACGATCTGGGCGGGGGGCGGTGAGGCGCCAGCCTGCGCTGCGGGCGAGACCGTAATCTGGCTGCCGCATCCTGCGAGCGCGAGAGCGCCGAGCGCGACCGCGGTCAACAGCGCATGACTGGCCGTGCGGGGCTCGCGCTCGCTCATCGCGCGCAGTCTAATCCGCTCGCATCGCATCTAGCACGTTTGGTTGACACGCTCAATCAAGTCTGCTAGATTGGCGGGACCACAAACAAGCGGCCCCGGCGCGAGACTGTAGCTCGCCCGGGGCCATGACCCAAGGAGTGACCCTTGAGCGTGACGCACCCTATCCGAACCCGAGAGCAGCCGATCGAGAAGGCCGCCCGGTTGATCGCCCAGGACTGCGTGCATCTCGTGCCGGCGGCGCTCGTGTACGTGGTCGACGGGGACACGGACAACCATCTCGTGATCGCCAACCAGCAGGGCATCTTCTGCTCCTGTGAGGCGCGCACGCCGCTGTGCTCGCACGTGCTGGCAGTAGCGCAGGTCCGCCAGTCCGAGCAGGCCCGGGTGGCAGCATGAGCGCCGCAACCGCACCCAACGGCCGCGCCCGCGGGCCACGGGTTCCGCTCGTCACCCCGCTACCCCAACCCCAACCGGCACCCGAGCCGCTGGCCGCGCTCGCGACGCCGAACCTCGACGCCGCGGTGCTTCGCGTGCAGGCGAAGGTCGCGCCGATCGTCCGCAACGCGAAGGGCCAGATCCAGAACCGCATGTACACCTACGCCACCCTGACCGCCGTCACCGATGAGGTCCTGCCGCTGCTCGTCGAGGAGCAGCTGCTGTGGAAGGTCTACCCGACCGTCCTTGTCAACGGCGCCCCGGGCGTGCGCTACCGCATGACGCACGTGCCCTCATCCGAGTTCGAGGAGGACACGATGCCGTTGCTCGTCGACCAGACGATGCAGGCCCTCGGATCCGGGATCACCTACGGGCGGCGCCAAGCGCTGACCGCCTACCTGAACCTGACGATCGACGAGGACGACGACGGCCGCGGTGCGAACACGCCCGTGTCGGCGCCGGTGGACCGCTACGCCGAGGCGGAAGCTGCGCACCATGCGGCACCCCAGCCGGTCGCGGCGCCCGCCAAGCCCACCGAGCGCCCCGCCAACGCGAAGGAGCGCGGAATGCTCGAAGCCCGGGCGCGGGCCGCGGGACTGTCCGCCGGCGAGTTCGCCAACGTGCTGCTCGTCGCCGGCGATGCGCCGCCGCGGGTGTGGCGTACCGAGGAGCACGCTGAGCAGACGCTCAAGCGGCTGCTCGACCGCCTGCCGGCCAAGCTCGTGACCGCCGTCAAGGATGGCATCGGGGAGGGATCGTGAGCGCCACCATCACGCTGAACCCGAACGTCCGGGTGGATCCGCCGGCGAGCCTGCCGGTCGAGTACCTGTCGATCTCCTCGCTCCGGCAGCTGATGATGTGCCCGGAGAAGTGGCGCCGGCGCTACATCGACCATGAGCCCGAGCCGCCCTCGGGGAAGCTGCTGCTCGGCTCCGCGGGCCACGCCGCGCTCGCGCAGCACTACGGCCTGCAGCTGGAGACAGGCGAGGGGCTGTGCGCCGAGGGGCTGCTCGACGAGTTCGCCTCCGAATGGGATGCGAAGACCGCAGGGGAGGAGGTCGACTACGGCTCTGACAGCGCCGGCGCGCTGAAGGACTCAGGCGCCGGCGCGCTGAAGGCCTACCACGCCCAGATCGCTCCGCATGTCGTGCCGGTCGCGGTCGAGCGCGAGTTCGAGTTCTCCTGGCCGGGCGTCGACTGGCGCGTGACCGGCTACATCGACCTCGAAGACACCGCTGGCCGCGTGCGCGACTCGAAGATGACCACCAAGCGGATGAGCCAGCGCGACGCCGACGGCGACCTGCAGGCAACGATCGAGCTTGGCGCGCGCCGCGCCGAGGGCAACCCCGCGACCGGGTTCCTGTTCGACTGCATGGTCCGCAACAAGACCCCGGTCACCGACGTCGTGGCCACGGAGCGCTCGGACACGCAGCTCGACCGCCTCACCGCGCGGATCTTCGGCCTCGCGCGCGAGATCGAGTGGCGCTGCGAGACCGGGATCTGGGGAGGCGCGGCGCCGAACACGTGGTTCTGCTCGACCTGCCGCTACACCGACTGCGCCTTGCGGCTCGGGACACTGTGAGCATGTTCGACCACCCCGACCGTATGGCCGAGCGGCTAGAGGGTCAGGCTCAAGAGCAGCTTGACCGTGAGGCACATCGAGAGTTGATCGCGCGCCACGCTCCTGCGAACAACGACGCTGGGGAGGGGGAGGAGGCTGGCGCGGGACACACGCCGGTCGTGCTGCGCAAGCAGGGCAGCGCCTACCGAACCGATGAGGGCGAGGAGGTGCCAGAGCACACGCTGCACCGCTACGAGTGCTCGTGCGGCTGGCGGGGTGCCTGCTGGTACGCCGGGCTCGAGCGGGCCGCGGCCAGCTTCGGACGGCACCTGTACGGGGTGGCGTAATGCCTTTGCAAAGGCCAAACAACGCAGCGAGGGGGGAGGGCTGGCGGGTCCCGAGCTCGATCAGCGCACTGGCCTGGGCGGTGCTGCACGGGCCTCCCGAGAAAGCACCCGCGGCGGCGGCGGCGTTGGCCGAGCTGGTGCTGATCGAGGACAAGACGGTCGACGTCGTCGCCCGCGAGTCCCGGATCTGCGTCTGCGGTCACTTGGCCCACTGGCACAGCCACTCCGGGGAGGGTGACTGCGAGCACGACGGCGACTGCCGCTGCGAGGCGTTCACCTCCTCCCCGAAGTTGGGCGAGGCGCCTTCCCGATGAGCGGCTGGCATCGAGAGCATCCCGAGCTGGCGGGCACCGACGCCGACCCGTGGATGGCCGACCCTGGCTATGCGGCAGCCGCCCGCGAGGCCGCGATGTACGAGCGGTTCCCGAACCTCGACGCGATGATCGCGCGGGCCGAGGAGCTGCGCGACAGCGCGATCTGCGAGTGCGGGCACCGCTACGACGAGCACGACCCCGATCCACCCGGTGGCGGCTACTGCGAGCGTTGCGGCTGCGAGGGCCACGAGGACCGGACCTCCTCAGCCTCTACCTCGCCGTTGGGCGAAGCCCCTCCCTCCCCAGCCGATCCCGAATCCATGAATCCATGAAACGAACCCCGCTCGCCAGGGCCAGCGTCACCCGCCGCGAGCACCTGGCCGAGCCCGGTCGCGAGAGCTTCACCGCACCACGCTTCGGACGCTGCAGCATCTGCAACAAGCCGGGGCTCTTGCGCCGCCACCACGTCGTCTTAGAGCAGCACTGCCGAGCGGAGGGCGCCGACCCGTGGGACGTGCGCAACTCGCTGTGGATCGGCGACGGGCGGACCTGCCACTGCCACCGCAAACACCACGACGCGGTAGCGAGGATCCCGGTCTCGAAGATCCCCGATGAGGCGATCGGCTTCGCCGTCGAGCTCTACGGCTCAGGCGCGGGGGCTTACCTGTCTCGGTACTACGGGGCCGACTGACCATTCGTCCACGCGCCCGGTCGATTGGCGCAACTTGAGAGCGGGTAAGGCGTTTCTTAGACTCAAGGAATGCGCCAGGCAAGGAAAGCTCGACGGTGACGGGGGCGGAGCGCACGGTGCTCGGCCAGCTCAATCAGCACCTGGCGGCAGCGATCATCGCGCTACCGGTCACTTCCCGGTGGCGCTCCGCGGTTCTTCGGGCTCATCGTGCTCTGTCCCGGGAACTGCATCCTCGAACGCACGGGCGAACTGTTCGGCAGCGCCGGGATGAAGCGCGTTGACAGCCTCGGTCAGGGCCGCGAGCTGGGCCTCTATCCGGTCGAGCTGAGTCTCCACCTCCGGCTCGACGGGTCGGAGCACCGCGGGGTCGACCTTCAGCGCGCGGGCCAGTTTGCGCACGTTCGGCGCTTCGCCCTTGTGCAGGCCGCGCTCCCACCGCGAAACGGTCGATACGCCCACGTCGATCTCATTCGCGAGATCCTGCTGGTTCCAGCCGCGGCTCAGCCGCAGATTCGCGATCAGCTCACCGATCCGCTTCGCTTCCGCGTCTCGCTCCTCAGCCATCCGATGCAAGAAGCTCGCAACTTGCGCGGAACTTGTCGAGAGCATCGACTGAGCAACCCTTGACGCGGCCATCGGCGGCCGTATGATGGCGGTTAGATGCCTAGTCGTCAACACGCCACGCCTCGGCGGTCACCGCCACGGATCGGAGGCCCGCTGCGAGCGCTGCTGGACGAACGCTTCGTCAACCATGTCGAACTAGCCGCCGCGCTCGGCGTGCATCCGCAGAACATCTCCCGGTGGGTGCGCAACGAGACCGGGCCGCAGAAGCGCCGGCTGCGTCAGATCGCGGAGTACTTCGGCGTCGAGCCAGCAGCCCTGATCGAGCGCGACGAGCAGTCAGTCGCCGCGTGAGCTTCCTGCACGACCTGGCGCTGATCGCGGGCTACCTGTGGCTCGCGTTCCTGGCTGCCGTGGCCCTCCTCTTGGTGCTCGATCTTTGTCTTGGTCTGATCCAGGGGCGCTGGCACCGATGAGAACTGCGGCTTTTGAGGGAGTGAGACGGCGTGGCTGAGAGCGAGCGGGAGCTTGAGGGGACGGGCGCCTCGATGGGAACGACCCAAAGCTACAGCCGCGCGCTGGAGACGGCCCGCGAGGCCCGCGTTCGGTTCATCGGGCTGACCTTCGACATACCGGACGGGGCGCCGAAGGAGATCCTGCGGCTCTGGAATGTGGCCGACACGGCGCTGCTGGCGTTCGTCAGTGCGATGGAGGACCTTCGGGATCTGGAGGACAGTCGCCGCCGGTCCCCTCACTCAACGGCCCCGCCCACTCGCAGCAATCCCACCCCCTCCCAAGCCTCAGTCGATCGGCAGCACGCTCGATGAGCGCGACCCGCGATCGGCTGGTGCGCAGAGTGATGGTCGAACGTGACGAGCGCGCCGTGCGAGAGAAGCTCTACGGAGGCCCCCGCTCGATCGAGGTCGGGCCCCAGAGTCCACCCCTTAACGATGCACGCCCCGCAACAGGTGGGAAGCCAGGCGGGACGCGCGACGAACCGGAACAGGTGTTCGTGGATGTGGATTCTACCGGCTAAGGGGACGAAAAGGCCTGCTTTTGAGGGGGTGAGCGCCCGTGGGTGAGGGTCTGTCCAAGCATGCGGGGACAGGCGCTCGCGTTGTGGAGGGCGCTGGGCAACGGCAGGTAGAGGCTGAGGCGATGCCCCTCGCCGCGTGGCAGGACGAGATGGACCGCCGCGGCAGGATGGACTGTAAGTTCGTCTGCCCGGCCTGCGGCAACGAAGCCTCCCCGAACGACTTCAAGGCGCTCGGCGCCGACCCACAACGCGCGCCGCAGGAATGCATCGGTCGTGTGCTGCCGCGCGATGAGTGGGGTGACCCCGAGCCGTGCGACTGGGCCGCGTTCGGGCTCTTGGACATCTGCACCGTCCACGTCGACCTCGGTGACAAGACCGTCCCGGTCTTCGCGTTCGCGGAGCCACCCGCCGCGTGACCTCCTCAGCCTCATCCTCGCCATTGTCAAACGTCGGCCAACCGTTGCGCCGGTCCCCTCAGCCTCGCGCCCGAGCCCAGGCCCCCCGCTCCACCCCCTCAAAGCGCCGTCGCAAACCACTCTCAGCCCGACAGGTCAAAGCCCGGATCGAGTACGGCCAGCGCTGGGAGGACCGGGAAGGACAAGCCTGGGTCGTCACCCGGATCTCGCGTGGTAACGGCGACGCGCTGATCGAACGCGTCAGCGATCCCATCCACCGCCGGCTCACGTTCACCGCTCTGGGCCGCGAGTACCGGCTGCTGGGACGGTCCAAGTGAGCTTCGAGGCGATGCAAACAAACCGAGAGGAGACTGACCGTTGGACGATCGCGAGATAACCCAGCTCAGCTTTGAGGTCGGCGGGGAGAAGCCGAACGTCGCATCGATGAAGGTCAGCGGTGGTCTTGCGCTGACGCGCGAGCTGCGTAAGGGCGAGACGGTCGGCATCCGGATCATCGACGCCGACGGGCAGGTGCTCGCGGAGGGCGATGGCCCAGTCACCACGATCTCGTTCAAGGACAAGCGCAACAAGTACGGCGAGGTCGGGAGCACCGAGCGCGCCCACACCGTCAAGGTGCAGTACTAGCCGTGAGCTTCGAGGCGATGCAAACTGTCCTCCAGGACTCCCAAGCTCGCGGGATGGAGCGGGCTGTCGGCGCGGCTGTCGCCTACTACGCCAACCGCGAGAGCGGCCTGGCGTTCCCGTCGAACGAGTGCCTGATGCGCGAGTGGGGGCTCTCCGAGCGTACGATCCAGCGAGGGCTGCGCAGCCTTGAGGATCGCGGGCTGCTGCGCCGCGTGCCCGAGTTCGAGTCCCCGCAGCGCCCCCGCGTGTATCTCGTCGGCTCCGGTCAGCTGTCGATTCTCGACGATCCGGGGCAGGGCGCCAAAGCGCTGGCGCCCGCATCCTGGCGCCCGTCAGCCTGCCATCCGCCCGCCACTCGTGCGCGCGTGGAAGGAACGGAAGAACTTAACAGCACCCCCCAACCCCCCAAGGGGGGCACACCCGAACTTCTCGAAGGACTTCAGCAATCAGGTCACGCCCTCAGCGCTGTGCAAGGCGCGGCGGTGGCTCGTAGAAGGCGCAGAAGACGCAGGCCCGATGAACAGGGAAGCGTCGCCTCCGAGCCCTGCCCCCGGCAGCACTCAGACGCGGAGTCAGACCCCGAGCTGGAGGCGCTGTGGGCTGAGCTGGACGCCCGATTACGTGAGCGGTTCGGTCAGCTGTGGGAGGTCTGGGGGCATGGCGCGCACCCTCACCGCCGGGACGATGATGCGGTTGTGGTCGCGTTTCACCCGGCGACCGTGGGCTGGGTGCATGCCCGGTTCGTTCCGGTGCTGGCGCAGGCTGCCGGGGCCGGGTTACAGGTTGTTGGTTGCGAGGGATTGCGATGAGGAGCAACAGCTGGCATCGAGGGGGTGGGTGGCGTGGCTGAGGGAGGACGCGAGCGGGAGGGGACGGGCGCTGCGGTTGAGAGCGGCGTGGGGCAACGGCAGAGTGAGGCTGAGGAGATCAACAGCTACGTCGTGATCCACGAGCTGCGGTTGTACTTCCGGGCCGGGGCGACCACGATCGAAAGGGGGGAGCACGCCCGGGATCTGACCGCCGATGAGCACGCTGCCTGGGATGGGACCGACGCCAGCCTGATCAAGGCAGCGGTTGAGGACCGTTACGAGGAGGGCGGATACCCGTGCGATGGCGTCGTCGTCATTCCCCGCCGCCTGTACCGCCTGGCCGATGAGACGAGCGCAGAGATCCCATTGCCGGAGCCGTCCGCGTGACCTCCTCGGCCTCATCCCCGCAGTTGACCACGCCCGGGCAGCACTCCGGCCGGTCCCCTCAAGCCCCGCTCGCACCCATCGCCTCACCGCCCCACCCCTCCAAAGAATCCACCGGGCGCCTCTCCCAGCGCTTCGCCGCCCTTGACCGTGCAAACGAAACCCGGATGGGACGTGCGCTACTCAAACGCGCGATCGCAGAAGGACGCCTATCGGCCGCGCAGGTGATCCTCGACTGCCCCCGCGAAGCGCACAGCCTGGGCGTGCACACGCTGCTGACCTGGCAGCGCCAGTGGGGAACCATCAGGGCCCGGAAGCTGCTGGCACGCATGCCGATCCCAGAGAAGAAAGCGGTGGGCCAACTGACTGACCGGCAGCGCCGTGAGCTTGTAGCGGTGCTCGGGCATCGGAGCAACGGCGCTATGGAGGGAGAGGGCGATGGGATCTGAGAGAGAGCGGGAGCGGGCGGGGACCGGCGGTGGCGTCGTGGCTGAGGGTGGGCAACGGCAGAGTCCTGCTGAGGAGGAAAACGGCCCGATGCGGTTTGCCTACGCGGACCCGCCCTACCCCGGGAAGTCTCGCAAGTACTACGGGGCCCACCGCGACTACGCCGGCGAGGTCGACCACCAGGCACTCATCACACGGCTGGAGGCAGAGTTTCCCGATGGCTGGGCTCTGAGCACGAGCGCGGCCGCGCTCCAGCACGTCCTCGCGCTCTGCCCCGAGCAGCAGGTATCGCGTGGCGCGGCCGGCGGCGGCACGCGGGAGCAGCTGCGGGTCCTGGCCTGGTGTAAGAACCTGGCCCAGCCGGGCGGACTCCCCGGGCCCCTGTATGGCTGGGAGCCGGTCATTCTTCGCGGCGGCCGGCGCGCCGGCGCGCGCACCTGGCCCCGCGACTGGCTGGTCTGCTCGCCCGATCTTTACACGCTGCGGCGAAAGCCCGCCGAGCACGTCACCGGCAGTAAGCCGCGAGCTTTCCTTGAATGGGTCTTCCGCTGCCTGGGGGCCCAGAGCGGTGACGAGTTAGTCGACCTGTTTCCCGGGTCGGGCGCGGTGGCCGCCGCGTGGGAGGCGTTCGCGGCTCAGTCTGAATTGGGCGCGGAGGTCCTCCGCGCCGCACCTGGTCCCGCCGAGGCCCTCACCGCGTGACCTCCTCAGCCTCACCCTCGCCGTTGACCACGCCCGCACCCGCCCGCCATAACTACGACGCGCTCGTCAATCCGGCACCTGTCATACGAACGGGGGGCACACGGATGGCTGGGAGTCGCTCGTGAGTCCTAGCGACTACGAGCGCGGCTACAACAGTGGCTATTACGCAGGCAAGCGTGGCTTGCGGCCACAGCCGCAGCCACGGGGCAGATACTCCGAACGAGTCCACGATCGGCTTCTGGCGGTTCATGCACGTCGCTGGGAGGAGATGCACGCCTACCGGCTGGAGCACGAAGCCGACGAGACCTATCGACAGCTTCGGGGTCGCATGATCGCCGCGGCTCGCGCGGTGAGGCGTTATATGGAGCAGACGCGCGGGAGACCGAGCATTAGGAGGTCGCCGCGATGAGTCAAAGTAGCGGCGAGCCGAGCGACTATGGCGATGCCTGGACGGTGCTTCAGCAAGCCGAGCTGTCGGCCTCGTCGGACGAGCTGGCCCTGTTGGCTACCTGGGAAGCCATGCGATTGATGCTCATCAACAGCGACGAGGCTCGTCGGCGCCGCGGGCGCGAGGGTCTCCGTGGCCTACTGGAAATGATGTTGACATCCCTGCGCGAGCACGATCCAGCGGGCCTGGACCGCCTGGTGGAGGAATGGCGACCGACCGCCGAGGCCGCAGGCTTGGAGTGGTGATGAGGAAGTCGCTTCCACGCATGAGTACCTCCTCAGCCTCACCCTCGCAGTTTCCACGTTCAGAAACACGGAAACACCGCAACCCCTCAAGCCCCCGCCTCCACCCCGACCCTGCACCCCACCCCTCCAAAGCATCGTGAGTGAGATCGCCGCCAACCTCGACGCCGCCCGCGAACGGTTGCGTGCCGAGGCAGACCCCTACCTGACAGTCGAGGAGGCCGCAGAGCTGGCCCGCTGCGGTCAGAAGACGATCCGCCGCGCCTTCGAGTCAGGCCAGCTGCCCGCGTTCCGTCCCGCCCACCGGATCCTGCTGCGCGAAACCGATGTGCGCCAATGGGTCGAGTCCCGTCCCGTCCGGGCAACCGAGCGCCCTCGCCGATCGCGTGCGGGCAAGCGCCGTCGTGT